TAAGTTAGCGAAAACTTTTGCAGCTGATGATGCTCTTGAGGAAGCAGCCACAGGATTAAGAGATGGATTTTCTGTTGGCGTAATGGTTGATGCATGGGATAACAAAGATGGCGCAATGGTTATTTCAAAAAGTTTTTTACAAGAAGTCAGTTTAGTGTCTGATCCCGCAATTGCCTCAGCAAAAGTTGAAAGCGTAGTTGCAACAAATACACCAGAGAATTCCGAAGCAACCGCTGAGGATACAACAACACAGGAGGACAAAGTGTCTGACACAACTTCAGATGCTCCTATCGCAACCGAAGCGGTAGAAGCTGCTAAATCTGAGCCTGTGGTCGTAGTAGCAACTCAATCAGTTGCTTACACAAAGCCACGCTCACCAATCAATTCAAAAGCAACTTACTTGGAGCATTCAGTTCGTGCTGCATTAGGTTCAGAGGAAAGCCGTCAGTATGTAATGGCTGCTGACACAACCGGCACAGTTGCTGGTCTAATTCCAACACCACAATCAACAGAGATCATCAATGGTCTTTCAAATGCTGATCGTGGTTTAATCGATGCTCTATCTCGCGGTGTTCTACCTGCTGCTGGTATGACATTTGAAATTCCTAAAATCACAGCTGTGCCAACAACTGCATTAGAGGCAGAGGCAGCAGCAATTGATACAACCGACATGACTTCATCATTTGTTTCTGTTGATGTTAAGAAATTTGCTGGCGGACAAACATTCTCAGTAGAACTTCTTGATCGTTCATCTCCAGCATTCTTTGATGAGTTAGTTCGTCAAATGGAATTTGCTTACGCAAAGACCACAGATAGTTATGTTGCAGGAGTTCTTGGATCATCTTGCTCATTGCTAACAGCAACAGCTGATAATACAGCTGCCGGACTTCTATCTTATGTTTCTGGTGCTGCTGCTTCTGTTTATTCTGGCTCACTTGGATTTGCTCGTAATTTGATTGTTAATAGCACTCAATGGGGCAATATCATGGGCTACAATGACAGCGGTCGCCCAATTTACAATGCATCACAACCACAAAATGCTGGTGGTAATGTAGTTCCAACTTCACTTCGTGGAAATGTTGCTGGCTTGGATCTTTATGTTTCTCGCTCACTTGATGGATACACAACTGGAGATCAGTCAATGATCGTAGTAAATCCAGATGCATTTACATGGTATGAGAGCCCACGCTTACAACTTCGTTCCGACATTACTGCAACTGGTCAAGTATCTGTTGCATATTATGGCTATGGCGCATTAGCAGTAAAACTTGCTGGTGGCGGAGTTTGGTTCAACAAGAACTAAGTAAGCCCTTAATGCCTACTGGTGCTCCCGCTGGTAGGCAGCTAATAATGGGAGATCAAAAGGAGATGACATGCCAACCATAATTACCGCAAGCGAATTGCGCTCTGTGCTTGGTGTGTCATCTGCCTTGTATAACGACACTTACTTGAACCAAATTATTGACACAGCAGAAACAGTTATTCTGCCAATGCTAGTTACATTCAAAGCACCAATCGAGAAAGTATCGCTGACTGATAATGTCGCAACTTTCACTACACTAGGAATTCATGAATTCACCGAAGGACAATCAGTCATCATCACAGGATGCGGATCACCATACAACGGAACAAGAGTTGTCTTGGCAGATAATCTTGGACAATATACCTTTTCGCAATCGATCACTAATGCCGACATACTCGAGGCTAATGTCATCCCATCCGGAGTTGCTGCCCTTTCTGGCGGATCAACTTATGTTGGAAATGCAGCTGTTCAATCAGCCGTCTACACAGTTTCAGTTGAAGTCTTTCAAGCCCGACTTGCAGGCGGAGGACAAATCGAAGGAGTAGATTTTACAGCTACACCTTTCAGAATGGGCAGATCATTATTTAACAAATGCGTTGGATTGCTTGGCTCATACATTGATACCGAAAGCATGGCTCAATAAATGCCTAATGAAACAATTCTTCAACAGATCCGCACGCCTTTAGCAACTGCCTTATCTAGCGTTGCTGGAAATGTTTATGCATTTGTGCCTGAAACAGTTATTCCACCAGCTGTGGTAGTTGTTCCAGATAGCCCATATTTAGAATTTGAAACAATTAGCAAAAGCAATATCAGAGCCAAAGTTAATTTTACGATCTCAGTTGCAGTTGCATATAACAGCAATCCTGCATCACTCGATAACATCGAGCAGTTAATAATAAGTGTTCTGGCAGTAATTCCAGTTGGATATATTGTCAGCTCGGTTGAAAGACCGACAGTTACTCAAGTTGGTGCATCAACGCTGCTAATCGCAGATGTTCGAGTATCTACCTACTACACACAAACAATATAAGGAGAAATCATGGCAACAGTCGTAATTACCGGTCGTGATGTTGGTTTATCTTTCACAGGTGGAACAGATATTCAAGCACAAGCGACAAACGCAGTTCTAACCAAAGTCAATGAGCGTCAGGTTTACCAGACACTTGAGGGCGAGGCTTACAAAACCACAAACATTTCAGGAACATTCCAATTGGATATGTTGGCTGACTGGGGCAAAGCAAACTCAGTTTGTGAGGCTCTATGGACTGCTGCCGAAAGTGCACCAGATACAGATATCAGCATGACACTTACAGCTGCATCAGGAGCGCAATTTGTGTTCCCAGTAAAGCCAGAGTTTCCAACTGCTGGTGGTGGAGGAATTGATGCACAGGAAGTATCATTTACATTCACAGTTTCTAAGGGCGCAGTAACAGAAACATTTAGTTAAAATCTAACAACGGGAGCAAACAATGAAGTTACCAATCACAATTGAATATAACTCAGGTGAGCAAGCAACTTATATCGCCCAACCGCCTGAGTGGGCTAAGTGGGAAAAATCAACTGGTCATACTATTAGCCAAGCAAAAGAAAAACTTGGAATGTGGGATCTGATGTTTTTAGCATACAACGCTCATAAGCGTGAAGCTGCTGGAAAACCAGTTAAACCATTTGATGCTTGGATGGAAACTATTGCCGATGTAATAGTCGGTGATGCAGACCCAAAAGTCATCCAGCAGGAAGCCTAAACAGATTATTGGTTGAGTTGGCAATTGCCACACAAATACCAATGAGCGAATGGGTTGATGCAGACGACATATTGACAGCGATCGAAGTATTGGAGGCGAGGTATGGCAAGTGAAACCATTGCTTACAATCGCAATGACATACGCGATATTCTTAAGGCTTTCAAAGTTATGGATGATCAAGCGACTGAGGAAGCAAGAATTCAATCTGCTGCTCTGGCGACATACGCAGCTGAGGAAATTAAAACAGCGGCTAGAGGTCGAACAAAATCAGGCAAGGTTGCGCAAAGAGTTGCGGATGGCGTTAGCATTTCAAAGTCCAGCAAAATCGGTGAGTTCAAGTATGGTTTTGCACGACAGAAGTTTTCAGGTGGGGCTAACACGCAAACCTTATGGGGTGCTGTTGAGTTTGGATCTAATAAGTTCAAACAGTTCCCTGCATATTCAGGACGACAAGGCAGAGGTTCGCGTGGGTGGTTTATCTATCCAACGCTTCGCAGAATTCAGCCTGAATTGATTAACAAATGGGAAGCTGCATACAATCGCATTCTAGATAAGTGGGCATAAGTGGCAAGAGATACCAGAACCCTATCGCTTAAGATCCTTGCGGATATTGATGATCTTAAGAATAAATTAAACCAAGCTGACAATGCCGTTGAAACTAACAGCGAAAAGATTTCAGCATTTGGAAAAAAGGCTGCTGCTGCATTTGCCGTTGCTGCTGCTGCTGCCGTTGCTTATGGCACTAAATTAGCCGTTGATGGGGTCAAGGCTGCAATAGAGGATGAGGCTGCACAACTTAGATTAGCAAGTGCATTAAGGACTGCCACAGGAGCAACTGAGGGTCAAATAAAGGCAACTGAGGATTTCATTCTTAAGACATCACTAGCCACAGGCGTTGCCGATGATCAACTTAGACCAGCCATGCAAAGACTTGCAGTTAGCACAAAAGATACCGGTGAGGCACAAAGATTATTAGGACTTGCGTTAGATATCTCAAAAGGTAAAGGGATCGAATTAGAAACAGTTGCAAATGCGTTGGGTCGTGCTCAGGATGGCAACACAACAGCTCTTGGCAGGTTAGGACTTGGATTATCTAAAGCCGAACTTTCAACATTATCTTTCACCGAAGTTCAGGCTAAGTTATCAGAACTTTATGGTGGCGCAGCAGCTGCAAACGCAGAAACCTTTCAGGGCAAGATTGATCGCTTAAAGGTTGGATTTGATGAGGCTAAGGAAAGTCTAGGAACTGCATTACTGCCACAGGTTGAAAAGTTTATTACATTTATAAACGATGTTGGCGTTCCAGCACTTAACGGATTTATTGCAGGACTAACAGGTGATGAAGGATTAAATGCAGCCTTGTCTGAAACTCAACAAGGCGCAGCAAGTTTTGGCAGAACTATTGCAAGTATCTCAGGCATCATTTCAGGATTTATTACATTCCTAAGAGAAGCAATTGGTTTAGTTGTATCACTTGCTAATGAACTTATTCGAGCAGTAAATATAATTCCCGGAGTTAATATCGGTGCAATACCCAACCCAGCACCATCCGCTAGAGTGCCGGCAGTTCCTAGAGGCGGATCAAACTTTACTTATGGCTCAGGCAACCCAGTCAATATCACAGTCAATGCAATAGATGGCGAAGGTGCTGCAAGAGCTGTAGCAGGTGTGCTTAATCAAAGCGCAGCAAGATCACAAGGACTATTAGTCGGTGGAACAGTAGGCAGATAATGACCGCTTGGTCACCCGATTGGAAACTTACAGTTGCAGGTGTTGATTACACCGACATTGCAATAAGCGATATTCAACATCAGGCTGGTCGAACAGATATTTACCAGCAACCAAATCCATCTTATTTGCAAATTACATTTGTTGCTTTATCTGCTCAAACTTTGCCATTTGATATTAACGACAGTTTAAGTTTGCAAGTTAAAGACAGCGCAGGAACTTATGTAAATGTGTTTGGTGGCGATTTAACAGATATTACAGTCAGCGTTGGCGCAACTGGATCAATTGCAACAGTTATTCAATACACAGTTCTTGCAATGGGATCACTTGTCAAACTAACAAAAGAATTATATGCCGGCACAATCTCACAGGATGAGGATGGCAATCAAATTTATGATCTTTTGTCTAGCGTATTGCTTGGATCTTGGAATGATGTTCCAGCAGCTACAACATGGGCAGGATATGATGCAACTGAAACTTGGGCTAATGCGTTAAATCTAGGACTTGGTGAGATAGATCAGCCGGGCTTATACACAATGGAAAACAGAGCAGCTGATGTAGATACCATTTTTAACATTGCTCAACTAATAGCAAATTCAGCATTTGGATATTTATATGAGGACAATGAAGGCAATATCGGATACGCGGATGCAGATCACAGACAGACTTATCTTTTAGCCAATGGGTATGTTGATCTTGATGCCCGTCATGCACTAGGTCAAGGACTAAGCACAATTACTCGATCAGGTGATATTCGCAATGATGTGGCTATTAATTATGGCAACAACTTTGGATCTCAAAAAACAGCAACATCTGCAACATCAATTGCAACTTATGGCTACAAAGCCGAAAGCATTCAATCAGTTCTTCATTCAGCCGTAGATGCTCAAGCTGTGGCAGATCGCTATATTGCCCAAAGAGCTTTCCCACAACCAGCATTCCAGAGCATTACTTTCCCAATCACAAATCCAGAGATTGACAATAGTGATCGGGATAATTTGCTTGGTGTATTCATGGGGCAACCTCTAAACATCCAAAACCTACCTGCACAAATCTCAAGCGGTGAGTTTGAAGGATATGTTGAAGGTTGGTCATGGAGCACTAGGTTTAACGAATTATTCCTGACAATTAATTTATCGCCTGTGGCTTATAGCCAAGTGGCAATGAGATGGAATACAACACCAATTACAGAGGCATGGAACACTTTAAGCGCAACATTGACATGGGAATACGCTACAATCGTAGCCTGAGATAAAGGACAATATGGCAACTACTACCAATTATGGATGGACAACACCAGACGACACCGCTCTGGTTAAGGATGGCGCAGCTGCTATTCGCACACTTGGATCATCTGTTGATACAACAACAAAAAACTTAAACCCATCAACAACTCTTGGCGATATTGAATATCGTTCATCTACTGCTAACACAAACACAAGACTTGGAATTGGAACAACTGGTCAAGTTCTTTCAGTAAGTGGTGGAGTTCCTGCTTGGGCTACACCTGCTGCTGGTGGCGGATTAACTTTAATCACCGAGCAAGTTTTAAGTGCTTCAACAGGTTATCAATTTACAGGACTTGGAAGTTACAAACAATTGTTATTAGTGTGGAGTGGTTTAACACAATCAGGTGCTGGCGATTGGGATTTAAGATTAAATAACGATTCAGGTGCAGCAGTTTATAACACAGCAGGATTAGGTGCTTACAATGCTAACATTTGGCAAAACCAAGCAAGTGGTGATTCATTATGCGCACCATCAAATGCACCATTATTTACACAAGGCGGTTATGCTGGATCAAGTTTATTTTATGAAGGAATGGGTGAGTTATACATTGACAATTATACCTCAACAACAAAATTAAAGCGTTATTGGGGTTTTACAACATTTAGAGATAATCCTGATAACTCTAAAAAATATATGACTTTTAATGGAATATTTAATAGCACTTCAGCAATCACCACACTAGACATTGTTAGGTTAAGTGGAACTGCAACTATGAGTAATGAAAGTAATACATCAATTCGTCTTTACGGAATAGCATAGGAGATAAAATATGAAAACTATTGTGAATTGTGAAACAGGCGAAGTAATAGAGCGTGAGTTAAACAAAGCCGAAAAAGATCAGCAGAAAATTGATGAGGCTAATGTAGCTGCAAGAAAAAAAATAGCCGAAGCCGAAGCCAAAGCACA